AGAACTTGGGATGAAGTCTGGACAATAAATTCAGCAGCTGCTGTGTACGACACAGACAGAATGTTTATGTTAGACCCGGCAAGTCGTTTTTTTGATAGTAATGACGCTGGTAAACAAACCAGTGTTCTCACCAGAATACTTCCAGATGCTCAATATCCTGTTTACACTTGTGAACTGGACGAAAGAGTGCCGTCTGCTGTGGTTTTTCCTATAGAAGAAGTCTGCAACGCTACTGGTTGTGCTTATCTTAATAACACAGTCGCTTACGCAATAGCGTTTGCTTTGTGGAACGAAGTAGAGTCTATTGACTTGTACGGCATAGATTTTTCTTACAAAGAAAACATGCACTTTGCGGAAGCTGGCAGAGCTTGTGTTGAGTTTTGGATTTGTAAGTGCATGGACGCAGACATTACAGTAGGCATAAGTTCACGATCTACGGTGTTGGATTCCAACGTAGTAGCAACCGATAGGTTGTATGGTTTTCACAGACTAGACAAACCGTTGGTAGCAGTGCCACACGAAGGCAAATGGATTATAGGTCCTTACGAAGACATTGACGAAAAGTTAAAAGAACACGGTTTAATATTAGACAGAGACGAAGAACCACCAGAACCCTACAAAGGATGAGTGACGGCTTCATACAATTAGGTCAAGTTGGGGTGCACACCACACACAACAAAGGACACGACCCAGAGTTTTGGGCAGAACAAGCCACAAAGAAAATTTGTGAAATTTCTATGGATGCACCAGAGCATGTCAAACAACAAGCTATAGCTTTTCAAAACCAAGTTTATACTGTAATCTTACATAGTATTAAGAACGCAATAAATTCTAAAAATGTGACGTATGTGAATTTATTAAGGCAACAAGGTCATGAAGACATGGCTAAGATAATTAAGGAGCTTTAAAAAATGGCAATTACATCAGCAATAGCATCAAGTTTTAAACAAGAAATTCTTGTAGAAGGACACAATTTAACCAACGGAGCTGACTCAATAAAGTTAGCACTTTACACCTCATCAGCAACAATGGGAGCTAGTACAACAGCCTATTCAACCACGAATGAGGTGACTGGTACCAATTACACAGCAGCTGGAGCAGCACTTACTAATGTAACACCAGCATTGTCTGGCACTACAGCAATAGTAGACTTTGCTGATTTGACGTTTGGTACAGCTACAGTAACTGCTAGAGGTTGTTTGATTTACAACTCAACAAACTCAAACAAAGCCTTGGCTACTATTGATTTTGGTGGAGACAAAACAAGCACAGCTGGAGACTTCACCATAGTTTTTCCAGCAGCAAGTGCAACAGCCGCCATCATAAGAATAGCTTAAATTAATTTTAGTAATGGTAGAGTTAAGAGATGCCACTCACAAAATTTAATTTTAAACCGGGCATAAACAAGGAAGAAACCGATTACTCCAACGAGAATGGTTGGGTAGACGGTAACTTAGTACGCTTTAGAAAAGGTGGCGTAGAAAAAGTAGGCGGTTGGGCAAAGAAAAGTACCAACGTATTTTTTGACACAGCCAGAGCATTACACAGTTGGATTTCATTGGGTGGTGCACGCTATCTAGGATTTGGTACCACTTCTAAATATTACATAGACAACGGTGGCAGTTACAATGATGTTACTCCCATAAGAGCTACTACAACCAATGGTATTGTATTTTCAGCTACCGATGGTTCATCTTTAATTACAGCTACAGACTCAGATCATGGAGCTGTTGTTGGTGATTGGGTTACATTGGCTGGAGCAGTGTCACTTGGTGGTGTTATTACAGCTACGGTACTAAACAAAGAATACCAGATTAACGGTGTTGGTTCTGCAAACGTATTTACATTCACAGCCACAGATTCTGCTGGCGATGCTGTTACAGCCAATAGTAGCGACAGTAATAATGGCGGAGCTGGAGCTGATGCTGTTTACCAAATAAATTCTGGATTGGATGTTTTTGTACAATCAGCTGGTTGGGGTTCTGGAACATGGAGTGCCAGTACATTCGGCTCTACAAGTGCTTTGTCTGCTAATGGTCAATTAAGGTTATGGACACACGACAATTTTGGAGAGAATTTAATCATTAACCCAAGAGCTGGAAGCATCTACAGGTGGGTAGAAGATGATGGCTTAGACACCAGAGCTGTAGCTCTGAATACTACTTCTGGTGCAAACTTAGTACCTACCGTTGCTTTACAAGTTATTACATCAGAGACTGACAGGCATTTGATAGTATTAGGAGCTGACCCTATATCTGGCAGTGCCAGAACTGGTACGCTAGACCCAATGCTTGTAGCCTTTAGTGACCAAGAAAATGAATTAGAGTTTGAACCACTGTCTACCAACTCTGCTGGTTCTCTTAGATTATCAAGTGGCTCTTTAATCGTAGGTGGTCTTAAATCAAGACAAGAAGTATTGATTTGGACAGACACAAGTTTGTACAGCATGACTTTTATAGGACCTCCGTTGATCTTTGCTGTAAACCTTATTAACGAAGGTGCTGGATTAATAGGACCCAAAGCTGTAGTCAATGCTTCCAATGGTGTCTATTACATGTCAAAAAATGGTTTTTACTTTTACAACGGTGCTGTACAAAAACTGCCTTGTTCGGTGCAAGATTATGTTTTTTCTGATCTGAACTTAACACAAGCGTACAAATGTCACATTGCATTGAACAGTGAGTTTTCTGAAGTGTGGTTCTTTTATCCTTCTATAGAAGATGGCACTAATGAAATTTCACGTTATGCAATATACAACTACGAAGAAAACTCTTGGTCTATAGGTTCTTTGGTAAGACACGCTTGGCTGGATGCTGGTATAGAAAACAAACCAATAGCGTCTGGTATAAGTTCTTCTGTTAACTGTTTGTTTACACACGAGACTGGTTTTAACGATGACACAAGTGCTATGGATGGTGTGTTTATAGAGTCAGCAGACATTGATATAGCAGATGGTGAGAACTTTGCTTTTGTAAAAAAAGTAATACCAGATGTCTTGTTTGCTACACAGACAGGCACTAATCCTTCTCCAGCCATGAACATAGTTGTTAAAAGCAGAGACTTTAATGGCGACTCTTTGACAACAAACTCAACCACACAGGTTACTACTACTTCTACTTACTCTAATCTAAGAGCAAGAAGCAGACAGTTGGTATTGAGGTTTGAGTCCGATGACGACAACACCGTTGACAGAAAAGACTACAAGTGGAGATTGGGAGCTACACGTTTGGATGTGCAGCCGTCTGGTAGAAGATAATGGGTAAGTTACTAGAAACCAGATTGCCAATAGCACAGGGCAACATGGTGTCTATAGACACTTTCAATCGTTTGGTTCGTATAATGGAACTAAACTTAGGACGCTTTGACACTACTGCTACGCCACAATACACAGACGTTGAGCGTAATTCTTCTTCTTTTAGTGCTGGTGACGTTATCTGGAACACCACGACAGAAGAGTTGCAAGTTTATGATGGCGATGCTTGGGTAAACCTGTCGGTAGGTCCTCAATTTGGCTTAGAAGCCAAGGCTTCAATAGGAGCTGTTACAGTAACCCTTGATGGGAATGTAACGGTAAACATAACGGGTCCTGTCTATGGATGGGATAAGGAACAATGGTACACATGACATTGCTGAAGTTGGTGCTACAATAAGCACAGATTCGGTTAAGATATAAAAAGGTAAGATTATGGCGATGAGCGAAGAACTACAAAGAAGAATAAGCAACCTAACAGGTGATGAGGCTGGTCTTTATAATCCAGAGCCACAACAGTCTTTTATGATGGCTTCTGGACAAAGTGATCCTTATGCTGGCTTAGAACTTCCTGACACAGAATACTTACGAAACAGACAAGCAAGTGGTCCAGCTGTTTTTCAAAACCAAGATATTAAAGAGCTTTTGGCAGATTACGCTGGTCGTATAGCTGATGGTGAGCCTAAATTAGTTCAAGATGCACAAAGCTACATACCTATACTAGAACAAAGAACTGGTTTGAACAGAGACGATCCGCAATTTCAAAACATGTTACAGATGGCTGTAAACAGAGAAACACGAACAGACACATCAATACCTGAAGTGGTTGCAACTGGTAGAATGGAAGATTCTCCAGAAACCATAGCGCAAAGAGCACAAGACCAAGAATTAAGAGCCTATCAAGAACGAGCCAGAACCGCACCAAGCATGGCTCCAATGAATCCCATGAGAGATCAAATGGAAGCGGTTGCTCCAGACATGGGAACCGATCAAAAATTGATTGAGTTGCAAAAAGCAATTAATGAACTGCAACAACAAAAGTCAATGACCAATGACCCAGAAGAAATAGAAGCGTTGGACAATTTGATAGAAGCCGCTACAACAAAAGCATTGGCACCACAGGCTGAAATTATAGATCAATTGTCGCAAACTGGTGGCGAAGACAACATGATGGCTCACGTTAGGACAGGTGACATAAATGTTTCTGCCGAGATGTTAGAGAACAACCCACAACTTGAAGACGCTATAGAAAGAGCAGCTTTGGACAAAGGCATAGACCCAGAGTCTATGGTTTATGGCTCAGGCGTAGCCAGTCTAAATGTTTACACAGGTGCTGAAGAGCATGGTTTCATGAAGAAATTAGGCAAAAGTTTAAAAAAAGTAGCAAAAACAGTAGCACCTATTGTTGGTCCTTTAGCTAATTTTATACCCGGTGTAGGACCTTTGATGAGTGCTGCTATTGCAGCTGGAACCACTAAACTGGGTGGTGGCAGTTGGAAAGACGCATTGAAATCAGGTGTTACAAGTTACGGAGTGGGTAAGTTAACTTCAGGCATTGGCAGTTTAGGAACAGGAGCTGATGCTGCAACAGCTGGAGCAAAAACCAGCGGTAATTTATTTTCAAGAATGAAAAGCGGTATAGGTAGTATTTTTAATCCTGAAGAGGGAGCAAAAGGTATCTTTGGTGGCAGTTTAGGACCAAACATAAGACGTGGTATAGGCAGTATATTTCAACCACAAGCTCAAATGACACCAGAAGCATACGAACAACTTACTCCAGAACAACAAGCTGCTTACGATGCTTCACAACCTCAATTTAGCGGTTTGTTTGGAAAAGACAGTATTGCAGATAAATTATTTAACGTAGACCCAAACAAAGGAACTGGACCTTTAAGTTTTCTTACTGGACCACAGCAATATGATAAAGACGGCAACCCTATTCAAAGTTCTTTCATGACAAACACAGGCGGTGGATTAAGTGGCATGGGCATGTTGGGCATAGGAGCTTTGTCTGCTGGACTCGGTAAGTTGGCTTACGAAGACACTAAAAAAGACAAAGGCTTACAGTTAACACCTTTAAACACAATGAACGCAACGGGTCGATACAACTTAGAAGCGGAGATCGCCAGAAGAATGGGTCAACAAGCACCCAACCCTACTGAGTTTGGTTTGCTACCAGCCAACACAATGCCACAACTGAGTGGTGGTCAACCAAGACCAGAAGAACAAGTCATGGCAGCAGCTATGGGTGGTGAAGTAATGAACTACCAAGACGGTGGTGCTGCACAATACCCAAACAAAGGTTTGGAATCTTTGGCTAAAGTAGCACCAGAAGCTGTAAGAGCTATGGGTTACAACATGGGTGGACAGGCAATGATGCCTATGAACTACAACATGGGTGGACAGGCAATGATGCCTATGAACTACAACATGGGTGGTCAAGCAATGATGCCTATGGCTTATGCTGAAGGTGGCAACGTAGCCATGGAAGACTTTGATAGAATGAACGGAAGAATAAACGGAGAAGGAACAGAAACCAGTGATGACATACCAGCTATGCTTTCAGATGGTGAGTTTGTAATGACAGGTCAAGCCGTCAGAGGTGCTGGTTCTTATTCAATGAACAACGATGGCGGTATATTGACGTTAAGTCCGTCTGGCAGTCCTGACAGAGAAGCTGGAACCGATACCATGTATCAACTAATGGAGGCTTTTAGCGGTCAAGCAAGACCAGCTTAGAGAAACAATATGTCATTTAACATGGATAGATTTAGATTTTTAGACGCTCCAGCACTGCCACAAGCTCAAGTAATGCCTCAAGTAGCACAACCTTTTCAAATGCCACAAGGTATAGCTGGTTTAAACACACAAAACCAATTTACATTGCCCAGTGGTGAAACCATTGACTTGGCACAGATACAAGCTAATTTAGCTGGTTTAAATATACCGGGTATGCAATTGCCTTCACCTGTAGCTCAACAAATTAATCCAGATGGTATGATGCAGCCTACAATACCACCTGTGTCAGCAGTTGAAGGTATTGATCCATTTGCACCATCTGTTAATGCTGTAAACACACCTGTAAGTATGCAACCAGAAAGCATGAATGAATTGGCTGCATCACAAGATAAATTTGCACAACCTAGGGAAATGGGAACAGCGATGGGAGCTACTATGGCTGGAGAGATGCCTAGAGATTTGAGTTCTTTAGCTAGTAATTTTAATTTACCCAATAATCAAGCACCTGTAGCTGCACCAATGCCTTCACCTGTAGCTGCACCAATGCCTTCACCTGTAGCTGCACCAATGCCTTCACCTGTAGCTGCACCAATGCCTTCACCTGTAGCTGCATCTTTAGGTATGCCAACTGCTATGGCTATGGCACCACCAACACCAATGTCTTCAGACTTACTAACTGGTGCTACAACTCAGCCTATTAATTTACCCACTCCAGTAGAGCAACCATTAGCACCCTACACAGGTGCTGGACAGACTGAATCACCGAACTACATTCCTGAAGTTACAAGAAACGAAACTGGAATGGACGCAACAACCCAACAGTTGTTGTTCGGTTTAGATGGACAAGGTGGATTTATACCGGGAGCCATGCAAGCAGCAGAAAAGACTTTCTTTAATGCCGATGGCACTCCAAGAGTCGTAGAAGAACAAAGAGCTGGTTTCTCAGGAGATCAAACCTCTGGCATGGATTTAACGAGAGCCAATGTTGGTTCACAAAATCGTTTCTTGCAAGGTGCTGAAGGTGCTTTTGGACAAGGCGTTAGCGATATAGGGCAAGGCATACAAAGAGGCAGAGGCTATCAAGAACAAGGATTAGGAGCCATACAAGGCGGTATAGGCGGCTTGAAAGGTGAATTGGGTGGCGTAGAAGGCATACAAAGAGGAGCTGCTGGTGAATTTGGACAACAAGTAGGTGGCATAGCCGATAGAGGTATAAACGCTACTGAAAGATTTGGCAACAGATTGGGTGAGTCAGAAAACCTAATGAGAGGCACCACGGGTGCTTACGACCAATCGATGACGGATCAATTCTACAACCCTTACGAAGACAAAGTGGTACAACAAACCATAGACGATGTGTTGGAGTCTGGTGACAAACAAGACATGGCTGCTAGAGCCAGAGACATACAAACGGGCGGTGAGTCTGCGTTTGGTTCTAGGGCAAGATTAGGAGCTTCTGAGAGAAGAGAAGCGTTAGGCAGAGGTTTGGGTGAAGCACTGAGTGGTATACGTTCCAGAGGCTTCTCAGAGGCTCAACAGACGGGTATGGGTGAGTTTGCTAGGCAAAGACAAGCAGAAAGAGCAGCATCTTCTGGTCTGGCTGGTTTGTCTGGTGCCAGACTTGGAGCACAACAAAACTTAGGCAGTCAGTTAACTGGTCTGGCTGGTCAACAATTAGCCTCCCAACAAAACTTAGGTTCCTCGTTGACTGGCTTGGCTGGTACAAGATTTGGTGCAGCACAGACGGGTGCTGGTGCCCTTAGTAACATGGGCAACTTAGAATCGCAGTACGGTCAACAATTAGCCAACGCTCAGTTTGGTTTGGGTAGCAACCTACAAGGACTCGGATCACAAACACAACAGGCTGGAGCGTTTGATGCTGGTCAGCTAATGGGTCAAGGTGGACTGCAACAACAACAAGCACAGGCTGTCTTGGATGCACAGAGAGCGAACGCTCTGACGGCACAAGCGGCTCCGTTGGCACAATACCAAGCACTGTCACCGTTTATAAACATGGCACCGAAAGGCTCGTTCCAAACCAGCACAAGGTTCACTCCTAGACCGAGTGCAATGATGCAAGGCATTAACACAGGACTCGGAGCGTTTGGAGCCTTTGGCAGTATGGCTAGAGGAACGAGGGCAACGTAATGGTAGATATATCTAACGAATACATACAAGGTTTACAAGATCAAGTAAACAGTTTTGATTTTGACGCAGAAAGAAAAAAATACGCAGAGCGTTTAAATGCAATTTCTCCACCACAACAAAATTTTGATATTTTTGATTTAGCCACAAGTCTTTCACAAGGATTGACTGCACAAATGCAAACCGACAGACCAAATTCTATAGGCGGTGGTTTTGCGTTAGGCTTTAACAAAGCATCTGAAGACATGAAACAAAGAAATGCGGATTATGCAAAAGCCAAACAACAAGTTGCATTAGAAGCATCTAGGTTGGCTATGCAAAGCGAAGAAAAAGCCAAAGACTATTTAAATGATTTTGCTTTGAAAACCATTGGCGACACCAATAAGGAAATTAAAACAAGCAATATAAGCTGGATTGATCAAGAGACTGGTGAAAGAAAAGAAGGCACTTTAAATAAAGCTGGTGGCTTGTTTAAAGACATTATGAATGATCCTGAAAAATATCAAGCTAAAGAAGTGGTACAACAGTTGTTTCCTGATGAAAACATATATAAAGAGTTAGACAAAGAAACAGCAAAACAAATTACGGCTTTTGAAACTACTTGGCAAGAAGAATCAGATGCACAAGTTGGAATTTTAGACAAAACAAATTCAGCTAGATATTATGCAAATCTGCTTGACGAATCAGCTTTTGGACCTGCAGCTTTATTAAAATTAGGTCTTAATAGTGTTTTTATTGAATTAGGAATGGGAGGATTGGTTGATAAAGAAGAATTAGGGGCTTCTTTTGCAGTTAATTCAGTAGGTACTGGGTTAGCCATGGGGTTAATTGGACAGACCAAAGGTGCTATTTCTGACAGAGAAATGAAAATGTTTTTAAAAGCATCAGCAACACTTGGAAATTCTAAAAAAGGTTTTTTAAATATATTACAAATAACCGATAAAATTGCTAATAGAGCTATTGGTTTTAATGAAGAGTGGGCAAAAGAAAGAGCAGATTTACAAAGTCGAAACGTTAGTCTTGCAGAAATAAGAAGCAGACAGGCTGGTTTTAAAGCTGCATATCATAGGAGAGAACCTATGTTCGAGGGTAGCAATGACTACAATCCTGATCTTTCAATAGAGGCTAATTTAGCTAATATGAAAGAAGGCACCGAGGCTTATAATTTAGTTTCTCAAATGACTGATGAAGGTATAAAAGCCTATGATCGTATTAGACAAAAACACGCAACTTTTGGTGATCCAGACAATATATCAAAATCCAATGCTTTAGGAATTGAAGATGTCCCAGATGGAGCAGTGTTTCAAAGAACTGTAAATGGTGTGGATTATTATAGGCTCAACGGTGATTTATACACCAATAAAAACTAATGCCAAAAGCAACTGAAGAAGAAATACTAGCTTACGAGGAACATATAGCTAGAGAAAACCTTGTTACAGAACAGACCAAACAAGATGCGGCTGATAAAAGTGGTTATTATGATGGTTTGTTATCAGGTTTAAGCAATAGTGAACCAGCCAGACTTAGGTGGTTAGCTGGTAAAAGATTTCCAGAAGCTGAAGAAATGGGTTTAGACCCAATAGAATATGGAACTTATTTTATTGGTAAAGATGGAGATATTAGGTACCAAGACCCTGTAACTGGAGCATTTAAAGATGAATTTGTCGAAGGTCGTTTTGGCATTGGTGCAGACAGCGTGACTGGTAGCATTTTTCCAGCTGCACAATTTGCCTCTGAGTTAATTGGTGGTGTTGGTGGTTTGATTGCTGGCGGTTTAGCTTATGGAGTACCGGGTGCTATTGCTGGCGGTAGTAGTGGAACAGCTGTCGGTGGTTCGACTATGTATGGAGTTAGGGCTGGGTTGTCGCAAATGTTAGATGGACCTAAGTTAGAAACTGAAAAAATGATAACAGACCTGTCTTTATCTAGTGCCGCTGGTGGAATACCTTTTGGTGCACCAGCTAAAAGTTTGCCTCGATTTGCAGAAAATATTTCTTCACGATTTTTAGGCGTAGATGGCAGAAATAAATTACAAACCATTATTAAAGAGGGTGGAGAAACTGCTGATGATAAGATTGCTTTTACTCAAAAAAAATATGGAATTACGTTAACCAGACCAGAGGCACAAAGGGTTGTGTCTGAAGGTTCACAATTACAAAAGTATTTACAAGTACAGCCTTCGTCACAAAATTTATGGAATTTTTACAACCAAAGAAATTTGCAAGTACAAGAAATAGCTGATGACTTTTTTACAGAAATAAGTTCAGGTAAATATGTTCGTGGCGAAGTTAAAGACAAACTTACAGGTAAAGTTGGTATAGATGAAGACATAGACGTTGCAAGAGCTTCACAAGCTGTGTTAAAAAAATTAGCAGACAAACGATCAAAAAGAGCTGGTAGAGTTTATAAACAAGCCTATGAATTAGACGTTAAAATTGATGTTAGTGATATTTTGTCTGACATTAAAAAAGTAATTGCAGACCCCAACACCTCTCCAACTAAAATGAAAGCATATAAGGAAATGGAAAGGGGCTTGACAGACCAAACCACAAAACAAGCCAGAAATACCACAGAACTTTTACACAATAGTTTACAAGACGATTTTGGTAATGTAATAGCAAGTTTGACAGGTAAAGACAAATCTCAAAAATTAAAAAGAGAAGTCTCAGTAATAAGAGATAAAATAAATCTTAGACTTAGAGAGGCAAACCCTACTTTTGCTAGGGGTAATGATATATTCAATCCGTCAAAGGGTCACATGCAAGTATTAGACAGAAGTATTATAAATGCTTTTGCTGATGTGGTTGAAAAGGGCGGACAAAATGCAGCGAGAATTTCAAAAAAATTGTTTAGTGGTAATGCTAAACCCAGAGAAATACAACAATTAAAAAAATTGTTGCAAGCAGAGTTTGTAGACAAAGAAGGCGTAACCAGAAGCGGTGCTAGTGCTTGGCAAAATTTAAAAGGCACTTGGTTACAAACTCAATTTGATGACGCAGTTGTAGGCACTGCCAATCCTTTAAATTCACCAAATAAATTTTTACAAAAAATTGGCATTAGAGGAGATGTAAGAACAGCTTTTCCTTCAATGACAGGTAGATATAATGTAGATGAAGTTGTACAAGCAAGGGCTATAGGTAAAAAAGCTAGGATGTGGGAAGCTATTTTAGAACCTGATGAGTTAAAAAACTTTGTAGATTTTACCGACACCCTTCAATCTATAACTTATATAGCAACACAGTCTCAATCTCCGACACAACCTTTGATGGCTATGTCAGAAATTATGAAAAAAGAAGGAACTAAGGGTTTGGCAAAGTTTAAAGCTTACGCTTTAGGAATGTTTAATATTGTTCCTAGAGCTCTTAATCAAGGTACTTCTGACATTACACATAAAATTCTTTCTTCTCAACAAGAAATTTATCAAGACTTAATAGTTGACGCTTTAATAAACCCAAAAAAAGCTGCTGAATTGCGTGTTTTTTTAGACAACATACAACCAGCAACTTATCTAATGACACAAACTTTTGCTAGAAGTGGTGTAGAAGGTTTAAACCGTTTAGCAGACTCTCCTGATTTAAGAAATCAAGCCATACTCAATGAACAAAAAGATTTTGCTGACAAACAATTATTAGAAGAACATAAACAACAAGAAAATAAAAAACAAGAAATAGAAAACCTACAAGGCTCCATAGATAACTTTCAGATGCCACAGGCACAAGGCAGTATGTTTGATGCTCCACCACCCAACATGGCTCCAACAACAACAGATTCTTCTTTGCGTTTAAGTTTGGCTGGCAACAATCCAGCAACTCGTAATATAGCTATGCGTCAAGAAGAAGAAGACAAAAAAGGTATTGCTGGTTTAGTCTAAGGTTTCAGTACCTTTAATCATCGCACCGACAACTTCAAAGTCCATGTCGTAACCCATCGTGGTTTCGCCATCTATTTCTACTTCTAAGTTTCTTGACATCAATCGTAGCAATGCCACTTGGTGATGCAGTGTTAACCGACTGAACAGTTCTATAACCTCTGGTGCTTCGACCACAGGCTTGTAACTTTGAGGGATTGGCTTCTTAGTCATAATGCTTTTGAAAAACATTACGCTTCGACAACACTTAGTGCACTTAAACGTCTGTGTTCTTTTTCAATCAGAACCTTGAGTTGATCAATTTTTGATCGATGCTCTTGTCCACATATATCTTGAAGAAGATCATAAGTCTTAACGTCTACTGCTAAACTTTTCCTTATCTTGTTACTTTCATCTATCATTTGATTTTCCATGGTGTGAAGTTTACTGTAGTTTGCAACAATTTACAAATAAGTATTAAAAAATATATGATAAACTACAAGCATGTACAAACTTAAAAACTACTTACTCAGCATGCAGTCGCACTGGATGATCAATCAGAACACCTACAATGCCGTGCAAGAAACCATGCCATTGGTTACTAAGTTTAGAGCTGGCAAAGGCACAGAACCAATGGGCAAGACTCCTGTGCATCAGATTGCCAAGAAAGTATTTCCTGATGTGTACACCGTGCCGTTGTTTCGCAGACACTTTTGTAAGCTCTTAATGAAAGAGATAGAGCTGATGAAGAGAGAGATTAAGTTTGAAGGCAACGAAGACGAAGACGATCTACGACAGATACCAGAGATAGTGTTGTTGGAACACTGTCCAGAGCTGTACCGCAACATGTGGTTCGTTGTTCACACGGTACTCAATCCTATCTTCAATGCAATTTGGCAACGTGACTGCAAAGACCCAGCCAGCATCCAGATCGCTAACTACAATATAAAGGAGAAGCAACAAGGTGCTTGGCACCACGACCACAGTGCTGACATCAGTGTGGTGGTTCCTCTTAACACAGGCTCTTACGAAGGTGGTGGTACGGCTTTCCACAACCACGGTTCACTGAAGCCCATACCGAATGGTCACGCCCTGATCTTCCCTAGCTTTACCAATCTGCACAAAGGACTGCCAGTAGGAACTGGCGACAGATACCTGTTGGTCTTTTGGTTGTGCGACAAAAAACGCATGGTGGATTTGGTTGAATACATCCCTTAAAGTTAATTAATATTCCTTTGTGCAAATACTTGCACATTCCTACACATTTGCTATTGTGTGTATGTGAGATTAATAAACAAAGGAGAAAATATGAGAGTTAAACTAATAAAACACGATTACGGAAATGAAATATTACTAAATAATAAATATGTAGGCATGGGAGCAAATAGAACTGTTTTTATAGAAAGTATTAAAGTTGGAGGACATAAAGGTTCTAAACTTTTAGGAACTACATCAACAAATAAACCTTTTGAAATTGTAGGCGGAATACACGCTGGAGGTACTAAAACAGATTGGTGGTTAGAAGTTAACGGAATACCTGTTCTTTATACTGATAGTGCTAAAGACTGTTTAGAGCACCTGTGTTCTATTGAATGGACAGATTACAGAATAGAATTCACCAATAAACTTTATAAGGAGCAAAACTAATGAAAAGATGGCAAGGATTGTTGGTGGCGGTGTTTGTGATTGCAATGCTAGGCATCATAGGAAAGATGGACATGGAAGACGAGCTGGTAGCTCAACAGCACTACACCGACATGGTGTGTGCTGGTTACTACCCAGACTACAAAGACCTAAAACCTAGCTGTGACTAATACAGGTCACCCAGCTCTATGGTTTGCGTTCCTTTCACGTTGTAGGGCAAATACTCTCCAGTCTCTTTGGCTTTTAACAAAGCATGCAATGCTTGTTCGTTCTTAGCCTCACCGTACTTCAAGGCTTCTTTAGACATCTCATACACCACATAAGGATAAGGCTGTGCTTTCTCTTGTGCTAGGAATGAAAAGCCTTCAGCTGGTAAACCAACCGCACGACACGCATCCAGATACAAAGACGCTTGCATGTGGTAACGGAAGTTGTTTATCGCTTGTTTGAAGCCTCTAGGAGAAGCGTCACGGCACGTTTTCAAATCCCATACCCTCTTGCCATCGTACCAATCCAATCGTGATTTAAACGGATGTCCGTGATACAAGTAACACAACGTCAGCTCTGTCCTGTCGTCCTTGCCGTCTGGCACCAGATCAACGATGGTTTCTCTACGCTCCATGCAAGTGTCGTACAAAGACCTAGGGATCGGTGTCAGGTTGCCAACTTCTTCCAAGAACTCAGCGTGAGCTGTCTTGCCGTCTTTGGTTCTACGGTCAAACTTGGGCTCTATGATGAACTCCTTGTGGAAGTTGTGGAACTCTAGGAACACGGTGTGTTGCACACGACCTTCCAACAACGCTGGTGAGTCTTTGAATCCTTTGCGGTTCTTCCAAGTGTACAAACATTTGTCCACATCCTTTATGTCCGATGCTCGGAAAGCTGGTATCTCGTTGTACTCTTCAAACGGCATGTCCTCGTATATTCCTACTTTAAACTCCATCGTCTATCTCCTTCATTTGTTCTTCTGTTACGTCAAAGCAATTCATATTGCCAGCCACTGTTCGTCTCTCGCCCTTACCGAAGAAAGGGTAAACCACATGTTGCATCCACGATGGAAACAACAGCAACTTACCCTCCTCTGGTTTTACATACCGAGACTGAGAAGGTCTTAACCTCTCTGGGTCTGAGGTTTGGTTAAGACCGTATGTAAAATTGATGAATCCATCTATGGCTCCAGATGAATTGTACAAATTGTAATCTTCTGTATTGCCTATCTGTTCTGGCACCTTAGTCCAAGTCGTAAAGCTGATGCCCATAGGTGATGCTGTCAGGTGGTCGTGGATAGGATTGTAGTCACCTTCGTAAGAATGAACCGACCAGAGTTTGTCTGTCACGACTTGCTTGGGTCTTATCATGGTGCCAGTCTGTTCCACAAAGTGTCTGAGGTAAGCCACTCCTAGGTTCTCAACCATGAGTCTGAAGTCTTTTAGATCATCGCACTCAAAATCCATGGACAGTTGTTCGCCTTGGTGTATCTGTCCTACCAGATCGCCACTCAAAGATTTTCTGTCTGGATTCTTCAGCTCTTTATCTAGGTGAGTGTTTAATGTTTGTACCACTTCTTTTGATAGCCGATGCTCCATCATTATGGCAGCTGGTAAGTTAAAGATGTCGTAATCTAAATTACTCAATCAATTTCTCTTGTTCTCTGAGCCGTTGCAGTTCTTCTATCAGCTTGGTGTCGTACCATTGGTTCTTCTGTAGGTCCTCTATCTCTTTGCCTGTATCTTTGTGCTTGTATTTAAACCTGTGCATGTACTTTATTGATGCACCTTCTAAGTAGTATCTAAAATTGTCGCCAAGTTGTTGTTGTATGTAGTCGATACATTCTATGTCGCCTTGGTAGTGTGGTGGTTGATTCACCATGTCTGGTTTTTGCATGTTTGTGTCCAAAAAAGTGTGAGCAGCCCTGTTTGAAGTGTGAGATCAAAAAGGAAAAAGGACTGCTCACGGAAAATTAAAACGGTAAGTCTGATTCGTCATCAGCCAAGTCTGCTAGAGACTCGCTGGTGCTTTCTTCTATTACCTCTGACTTAACAACGTCCGAGGCGTTGCCTTCATCCGCTGCTGCTTTGTGTTCAAAGCTGTCTTCAATGTCTTTTTGTAACCATTCAGGAAAAGAATGAAAAACATCGCACATGGCTTTGGTTTCATCAGAAGACTTGCCTCTGAACTCATCGTTGTAAACGTCCAGATCAAACAAGACCTGTTCGTTCTTGGTGGCTACTTTTTGCACACCGCCTTCTGGAAAACGCAGTCCAATGATCTTTGGATTGCCACCCGATGTGTGACCAACTTCCACGTCAGCCGAACAACCCAGTAGGTTGCTTATATCAAACCCAGCTTCTTCTTCCTCGGTGAAGTTTTTGTTTCTCCAAGACTCCAAGTGTTTTCTTAAAGATGCCATCGTTGACAGTGACGCTGTGTACGTCTGGCTGACAGAAAAAGGTCTGCCATCTGCCATCATTTCACTGGTGGTTTCAAAAGTAATTCTGACTTGTTTCTTCTTAGAAATCTTGCCTTCGTACTCCTGATTTGTGGTTCCCATGTCTACTATTTGATAGCATATTGCTGCGTATCTTCCTTTGTCTAGCGTTTCAAAATCGCCAGAACTTTTTATTGTTAAGCTCATAATGTCTCCTAATTGTGTTTGCTAAGTTAAATAAAATCTTGTACTATTTTACATACTTTAGCAAAAACTACAACGACCAAAACCAAAAGAGATAATTGATGTCACTAAAAATAACACGACCCACCAAGAATTTTGATAGACCTTTAACAGTAGATTACCAAGTAGAATTCACTAACTTTCTTAGTGACAATGGCTTGGAACCAGAACCACAGAAGGGCTTAGTCGCTGACGGCACTATTGGTCGTGCTTACATCAATGTTGGCGGCAAAAGGAAGCTCGTAGGGTGGTATCAGTTGTGGCTCGATCAGTCTGTGCCTTATGGCAGACTGGGTGATTATCGAGTCTCAGCTGATTCTCCTACTGCTATTTGGAAACCAGAAAACAGAAAAAGACAGACGCTTACTAAAGAGGAACGGCAAGAAATAGCCGATCTACAGAAGCAAGCAGAGGTCAAACAACAGGAGAAGTACAGCAAGTCAGCTAAACGAGCACAGAGCCTATGGGATGAAGCCGTACCGTGTGAAAAGCACCCGTACTTAGAAAAGAAACAGGTGTTGTCTTACGGTTTGAAGGTCAACGCATCGGGACAGCTGGTCATACCTTTGTACGACAAACAGATGACCATTGTTGGTCTGCAATACATAGCACAGGACGGCTCAAAGAAATTTCTTACTGGTTCTAAGAAAAGCGGTAGCTTTTTTATTCTGGGCAAAGAGATATTAAAAACCAGTGACATAATTAACTACGCAGAAGGCTATGCAACAGCAGCGAGTGTCTACGCTGATTACTCACAGCCCGTCATCGTGGCATTTGATGCCTACAATCTATCGCCTGTTGCAGAGGTCATGTTTGAATTTTTTAACAAGAAGAAACACATCTTTATAGCGGACAATGACGACTCCAAGACGGGTGAGAAGGAAGCAAGCAAAGCCTGTCAAACCATACTTAAAAACAAGGGCAATGCCGAGGTTTTAATGCCTCAGAGCAAGGGTGATTACAACGACCACAAGAACGACCCATTAGAAGGCGAACTGATACCTTCCTTGCAGAAATTAGACCTACCAATCGATTACGAGTTTCAACGCAACGCAAGCGGACGCTTCTTAAACACAAAGGATAATGTGAATGGCGTTTTAAAAACGCACAGTGTTGAAGTGCGTTACAACGTCATCAAGAAACGCATGGAAATAGACATACCGAACACCAAGTTCATCGCTGATATGAAGGAGGAGGCATCTTTGATAGAGGTGGAAGACCGAGCCATCAACATGGGCATACCGCACAACCGAGTCAGAGATTACCTGAAGATACTGGCAGAAGAATACAACCCAGTGGTGGAATGGATAGACAGCGAGCCTTGGGATGGCGAAAGCCGTCTGCAAACCTTTCTGGACAGCTTAATGACACACGAGAGCAACCAGCTAAAAGAAATGCTGATGAAGAAGTGGTTGGTCGGTTGTGTCGCTGCGGCTTACGAAGAACAAGGAGTGGAACTCGAAGGCATCTTGGTACTGCAAGGTGCACAAGGACTGGGTAAGACGCTGTGGTTCAAGCGACTGTGCGATTACGACAGGGGTTGGCTACTGGAAGGTGCCACACTTAATCCCAGTGATAAGGACAGCGTAAAGCGAGCCGTTAGTCACTGGATCGTGGAGTTGGGCGAAATTGAGAGCACGTTTAAGAAGAGTGACATCGACCAGCTCAAAGCATTTGTCACGGCAAAGACGGACGAACTCAGATTGCCGTATGACCGAGCGTTTACCACCTACCAGAGACGCACTGCCTTTTACGCCAGTGTTAACGCCAGAGAATTCTTGACGGACACGTCTGGTAATCGAAGATTTTGGGTTCTGGCGGTAAAAGACATCAACGTGAACCACGGAGTCAAGATGCAACAGTTGTGGGCTGAGGTTAAGGAGACTTTGTATGTGAAAGGGCAAAAGAACTGGTTTCTAAGCCCTGATGAGCGAGCCATGTTGCACGAATCGAACGAGATATACCGTACACAGTCTAGTGTTGAAGATTTGCTCTTGGAACACGTTGATTTCGACAGTGAATACGCAAAACCAGTACAGATGACCAAGTTGTTGCGTGATTTGGGCATTAAAGCCCCAAGGATGCCTGACTTCAAAGAAGCCAATCGTGTCTTGCACGAAAGAGGCATCGAAGCACGCAGAACCAACGGTAAGAAGGTTTACGACATCAGCTACACCGCTGTGGAAGAGTCGGGTGGGTTTAACAGCAACTTTGGGAGCGACTGATGAGTAAAGACAGTCCGTTTAGCACTTACAAGATAAAGCAGATGCCAATTAATCTTTACAAAGAGTGGTTATTGGAAAAACACTACGCCAAAAGGCTGTGTCCTATATCTTATGCTTTTGGGTTGGTCGATATTAGCGACAACATAGAAGGTGTTATCACTTTCGGCTGTCCTCCCAACAAAGAATACAATGATGGCAAATGTATCTTCAACAAAAAGAAGATCAGAACACTGGAACTCAACAGATTGGTTCTAAACTCCAAAACGCCTAAAAACACAGCCAGTTATTTTATTATGCAAGCCATTAAAAAGCTGCCGACACCTATGGCTTTAGTCTCTTATGCTGATGCTAACTACAATCATCATGGCTACGTTTACCAAGCCACTAATTGGCTCTACACAGGAACCAGTGCAAAGAAACACAGGTATACGTTTGAAGACGGTTCAACTTTTGACATGAGAAGAGACATAGACAAGAAAGGCGAGATAACAGGCAGAGTGGAACTGTTGCCAACTTACAGATACATTTATTTGCATGGCAACAAGAAAGAAAAAAGAGACATGAAGAAAGACATGAAATGGGAGGTGCTTGCATATCCTAAAGGACAAAACAAACAATACGATTGCGTTGATATACAGATGAAATCACTACAAGGAGACATGTTTGAGTAACCAGATGATTAAAGAGTTGTTTACTGTGTGGTTTTACATATCCATAGCAGCCATAGGCTTGTTCACACTCGCAGTCCTCATGCCGTTCCTCATTGCTCATCGGTTGATCAAGCATTTACAAGAAAAGAGGTTGTATGACGAATAAGAAAGCAGTACAGACGCTTTACGTTCACGCTGGGTTGGTCGTAAGACCTCAGACTGACGAGTCCTTAGCGGAGTTGAAGGCGGTGTTAAATAAGCATGGCATCAGGGCGAGTTTGAGGGTCAGCTATGACAATAGATAGATCGGCAGCCAGAGAGGCTGTAAGCGATGTAGCCATCGGCTTCTTCATGGCGTTTCCGATAGCAATCCTCGTGTTGTCTACCACCACTTGGATGGAACTCAGCGTGCCAGTCACGGCAGTAGTGCAAACTTTTGTGTTCACTTTGGTAGGGTTAGTACGCAAATATTTCGTTAGGGTACACTTCAAGGGGCGAGACGAGGTGTGCGAAGATGTATAACAATGTGCGAAGATGTGCAGAGATGTGCAGTGGCAGTGTGTCAAAGAGGGTGGGAAGAGGGAGCTGTACACTGTTGGGTACACTGTCAATTTTCCCTTTGTTTATAAGGCTTTCCTTCTCTTATAGGTTAGTAGTGTACTATATATATATATAAATATAATAAGAGGAGTATAACGTATAAAACCATGGTTTATAGGGGTTGCATTACAGGAAGTGTTTGGGAGCTGTACACTGCACTTGGTACACTGTTGTCATGAACGTACTGCAATCTATACTTTTCAAGATGGGTGATGAAGAACATGAAATCACGACACGGTTTGTGGTTGCCAACACTTTCATGGGAGTGGAGCGAAAGCTCAAAGGACAGAACATAATAACAATAATTAAGATAGACGAGGGTGAATACATTGCCTTGGTTGAGGAGTAGACATGGCTGGACGACCTAGGAAACCAAAACAGAAGATAGTGAGTGCTCCGACACAGTTTGAGAAAGACCACGAGTTTGGTCTGACTGAGATGCAGTCGTCATTCGTTTGGCATTACACCGAAGGTGCTTGCAGCCAGACTGAAGCAGCTCGGAAAGCTGGCTTTGAGTTTCCAGCTGTCAGTGCCAACAAACTGCTCAGCGGTACGCATCACCCGAAGGTAGTCAAAGCCATCAGGATCAAACAGGATGAGCTGGCTGAGAAGTACGCCATCACACCACAGAAGACTGGCACAATGTTGTGGAAGATCATGGAGCAAGCGTATGAAAGTGGACAGCTTAACGCTGCGGTTTCTGCCATCAAGGAGCTCAATCAGCTGGGAGGATTGTCCATCAATCGCTCGCAGAACATCAACATCAACGCCAACCTTGACCGCATGAGTAAGGAAGATATCAAGGAGAGACTGGGCAAGTTGCTCGGAGCAGAAACCTCGGATTACTCACCGAAGGATAAATGAATTGGTAACTAAGTAATGAGGTGCTCTGCCGTTGAGAGCCCAAAAATCCTGAGAAATTCATTTTTTCCTAGAAAGTCCAATAGAATCAATAGCTTACGGGTGTATGCTAACATGCACATCTTTGCATGATTGTGCAAACTTGTGTTCAGAGGGCTAACACCTCTGCATTTCTGGTTCTCTCCAGCCCTCAAAGGAACCCTATGGACTGGGTTTTTAGGGTAGCCAGAACTAATTAATTGACCCCGACACCCCCAAATAGCCAGAGCCTCGTGCAGTTATAGTTATAGCTAAGTTAGGTACACTGAATCACCAAAAAATCTCATTGCACTTTTAAAGTGCTATACTTTGCACACGACCACATTCGTGCTGAAAAAAAATTTTTCAAAAAAAAATATGAAAATTAATTACCAACAAAATGTAGGGCAACTTTTAGAATGAAAGATCAAATTAATATTTGTTTGCCGTTACAAATTTACTATTCAAAAAATAAAAAATTTATTTTAAATTTGAACAACTACAGAAACGCCTACTTCAGAATCCTGTCTATTGCAAAAAAAAATTACACCGAGGAGCTGCTACCTGAGTTGCAAGACTTACCTGAATTCACCGAACCAGTGACCTTGACCTACACCTACTACGCCAAAACCAAAAGGCGTATCGACATAAGCAACCCTTGCTCAATCATAGACAAGTTTGCCTGTGACGCTCTGGTAAAGGCTGGAGTTCTGAAAGACGACAGCTTTGAACAGGTCAACCAAGTGATTTACAAATTTGGCGGTTTCGACAAAGAGAACCCCAGATGCGAGCTGGTAGTATCTACATAGACAACTTGGTTTACTAACACACGCTTGCACTGATACAATCGTCTCATGTCTGGAATCAGTAACACAGTAGACCATGCACTCTTCTAAACACGGTGTAACGGGCATGTCTTTGTCCACCGAACAAGTGCAAACGTTCATGGACTACCTAGAAGACGCCATGCCAGTAAAGGCTAAAGTGCACAAATCTGGCAAGAAAAAGACCGACACTGCCGTTAGAGATGCTGATGTTTACCATATTGAGCATGAAGCCACAGAGTTGTACGACATCTTGCAAGAGGTTGCAAAGATGGTTAATCTCTACTTCAAGTACGATCTTACTGGCATTGAGAAAGCACAGATCATGCACTACAAAGCTCCTTCCAATGGCTACAACTACCACATCGACCTAGAACCCCACACCAGCGAAACCTCTCGGAAGGTCAGCGTGTCCATATTACTCAATGATGAATACGAAGGTGGTGAGATTTGCTTCAGAACCAGTGAAGAAGGGACTTGCCAGAAGCCGAGTGTAGGCAACGTCATAGCTTTTAGTAGCTTTATACCGCACAAGATCAATCCGATTACCTCTGGTGAACGCTATGCAGTCGTTGTTTGGTTTACTGGTCCTTGCTTTCGATGATAGAATCGTCCAATGAAACTTGCAAACAGAACGGATAAAACAACGGCTTGTTATCAAGGTTGGTTCTGGAACAGCGAGAAACAGATTTTGGAAAGATGGAGTAACGCAACGGTTTAAACAATATGTCACTTAGAGATTTACTGGAACAACAGATACAGCAAAAGATGATGCAAGATCAGATCGACAGAGACGTGGCTGTACAGTTCACGCCATCCGCTGGTCAAGTAGCTAATGTAACAGGCATGTTGGCACCGGGAGCTGGTATCGCAGACGCAAAGGGTCTATATCCATCATTGGGTTCTTACGACCAACCACTCTCCGAAGCCTTCTCCAACGAACCTTATCCATCAATGGCAGAGAATTTGGAGCGTGGAGGCTTTGGAGGTTACTTCGATGCCAGCATGCAAGGACTGGGAGTCGCTGGCGATGCTCTCTACGCAGCTCCAGTTGCTGGCACTTTCCTTGGAGCCACTATTGGTACTGGTTTAAAAGGCTTAGGAGCATTGGGCACAGTAGCCAAAGCTGCCGCAACAAGCACTAAAGCTGGTAAGGGTGGCAAAGGCATCACCGCACTCGATGAAACGAAAAAGATGTTACAAGCAGACATCGACACGTTTGCCAAAGACGATCTCGGCTTTACCTCTCCTACGATGGAAGCCTTGATCACGAAAGCACCAGCCAACCTAAAAGGCAAACAGATTACCGAATGGGCTAAAGGCAACGCCAACAAAGGCGTGAAGCCTAAAGAATTAGAGTTTCTTGGTTTGGATGAGTATGTAGCCGCTAACCCCAACGCCAATGTCAGAGAAACCGTTGAAGGCATCAGTGGCAACAAAGTAAAAGTCAGCTCGAACATCAGAGGCGGTGGTGATGGACAGGTAATGGATTTTGATATTTCCACACCAACAGACGACCCACTGGATGGTTCTAAAGTGTATCAAAACATGATAGATGACATTAACTATGAAATAAAAGATGGTGATTTGAATAACCTTCAATATTACGCAGACCGATATGCTGAACAAAGACTTTCCCCTAATGAAATGAAACTTTATGATGATCCATTTAATTTTGCAGACCTTCAAAATAGAATTAATAAAAATCTTGAAAGCGGATTTAGCACCGAAACACTTGATGATGTCATTGATCAATTAGCAGAAGCCGATTACATGGAAAACCCCTACGAACTAATAAGACCAACAGGTACTACTGCGAGCGATGACACTTTTGCTTTTGGCAACGATGAAGTGGGTTACCAACTTTTTGTCGATGGCAAAAGAATTTACAACGATAACAACATAGCCTACAGCCAAACAGAAGCTCAGATACAGCTTAGAGATTCAATGGCAAACCAAGGTTACGACATGTTCAGATTAAATGCTGATGACTTTGATGAAAGCATGGATTACCTAGGAGGTAAAACTAAATTCAAACAATATATTGATAACAGTCTGCCCGGTGGTTCTAACTACCGAGAGGTGGTGTTCAACTGGGACAACGCTCCAGTCAGACACGGTGGCTTTGATCACTTTGATGATGACAACCAAATAGCTCATGCACTTATTCGAGACAGGAAGCTCGCTGACGGCACCGACACACTTCACGGTGACGAAATCCAGTCAGACTTACACACAGCTGGTTCTAAGTTTGGATATAACTTACCAGATAAAGTAAAAATTGAAGAAATTAATAAAATAGAAAGTTTTTTAGAAGGCACTGGGCTGACCATGAAACCACCAGAAAGCCTACAAATTGATGAATTAGTCGATAATGTAATATTTGTAAGAGATGGCAATGACTTTCTGGGTGATTTCGATTTAAGAGATTTAGAATATTTATCTAAATATGCGAAAGAGCAAGGAAGAACTAGATATGGCTCAGACCAAGCTGACGCTATAGTAAAAATACTTGGTAAAGAAAAAGTTTCTGAGTTGGCTGATTTAGCAAAGCCACTTGCTAACCAAGGAACAGTTCCCAACTACCCATACAAAGACGACTACTTCGACTTGGCGTTAAAGAAAATGCTTTTACTGGCAATAGAAGAAGGCAAGCCAGCCATATCTGTTTCTGGTTCAGCACCCATAAAAGCAAGATACTCAGACGAACCATCTGTGTTCTACGAAACCCTCTACGACAAAAAGATACCATCAGCCATGAAGAAGCTGTCGAACAAGTACGGTGGTGAGTTTGAAAAAGCTGGTAGGCTAGACGTTGAAGATACTTTTGGTGGCGGTAGATTTCCAGCAAAAGAAGATGAAGGCATAATGGCAGCTATAGAAGACAAAGGTGGAGAAAAACTTTTTGATGCCAACGTCATTCGCATCACCCCAGAGATGAAGGAGAAGATACTTAAGGAAGGCATCCAGTCTTTCGGTACTGGTGGCATCGTGGAGTCTGGCATAACCCACCTAAACACCTCCAAGAAAAAAACAGACGGCATAGCCGCTATAGCCACCGCATAAAAAAAAGGGCAGCCATTCGGTCTGCCCTCCTTTCTTGGTAACTACTCAGTCATCGTACTGAACTTCCTCTAAGTCTTTCAGCTCTAGTGCATACCACTTTGCTACAACACCTTCATAAACTGTGATGTCTTGTGCACAATATTTGATGTACTTAAAAGGCTCGCCATAAATTGG